CAACCGGGGTTTCGGATTGGCTATTGGTGTATTGGACGGGGACGGTGATAGTGGTCATTTTCTTTCTCCTAGGTTTTGATCCGGCGCCATCGCTGAATCCATGACTCCATTATATCCAACGGATACAAATAATCAACAATGATTTTTGTGTGCTCGATAGGAAACGCCTATGGATAGCGAAGCCAAGCCGGCCTAGTGCGGGTTTTTTATTGCCGGCACTTAAAGGGGGGGAGGGTAGCTTAGAAGCTCCAATTTTTGCGAGCTAATAGCGTGTCCGATTCGCCCGAAAACGAGATTCGATCAAAAAGACCGGCCACAGAAGACCGGCGCCCCGTTGATTGGGATCGGATTGAGCCGCTTTACCGTGCTGGGGTGCGCTCTCTCAAGGATATTGGGTCTGAGTTTGGCGTATCGGCGCCCGGAATCCTGAAGAAGGCCAAGAAAGAAGGATGGTCACGGGATGTTCGGACGGTAAAAGACCGCACTAGCGCGAAAGTTCCGCTTATTCAGCCCGACGAGCGCGACCGGAGCGGGTTTATCTACGTCATCTACATGGACACGCCCGAGAGGTATTGCAAAATCGGAATGACAGCGGATTTTGGTGGTCGGCTAAAGACGCATCAATGCTCATCCCCGTTTGAGTTGTTTGTGGCTTGTGGGTACTTCGTGCCGAACATGCGCACAGAGGAAGCTGCGCTCCACGCGGCTTTTGCTGACAAACGCGTTCGAGGGGAGTGGTTCCGGCTTAACGAAGAGGATTTGAAGCTGATATCCCTTCGATCCTTGTTGGTGCAGTGATGGCAGCCCCGAAAAAAGTTGATTACGAGCGCATCGAGCCAGAGTGGCGAGCGGGCGTAAAAAGCCCGGCGCAGCTTGCCGCTGAATACACCGAAGTCACTGGCGTCTCGGTTTCTCACGCAGCCATCATCAAGCACTTCAAGAAGATTGGCATTCCCCGCGACTTGGTTGCAAAGGTCAGGGCGAAGGCAGATTCCATGGTTATGGAGTCGATGGTTACGGGCAAGGTTTCATCTGAAACCATCAAGCGCGACGCTGACGTTATCGAGGCCAATGCGCAGGCCATTGCAAACGCGCTGCTATCCCATCGCAAGGACATTGCACGCAATCGAGGGTTGGCAAACAAACTGCTGACCGAACTCGAAGCCCAGGTTGATAACCCGGAAGAGTTTGAGAAGCTGGGCGAGCTGATGTATTCCCCCGACGACAAGGGGATGGACAAGCTCAACGACCTGTACAAAAAGGTCACGTCTCTTCCGTCGCGCATCGACAGCGCCAAGAAGTTGGGCGAGACGCTGAAAGTGCTGATTGCGCTGGAGCGCGAGGCTTATGGTGTTGATAAAGAGGTCAAGCCCGACACCGGGCTGACTGGCGAGTCGATTGCAACGCTAAAGAAGCTCAAGGCTGCGCTAGAAAATGCAGATTGATCCTTCCGAGCGCAAAGCCTTGCTGGCCGCGATAGACAAAGAGCTGTCGCGCCGCCGCTTGGACTCATACGCACCCTATAAAAAGCAGCGCGATTTTCACGACTCAGGCGATACGCACCGCGAGCGTCTGTTCATGGCAGGCAACCAGCTCGGCAAAACCGTTGCGGGGGCCGCTGAAATGGCGATCCATCTGACGGGCAAATATCCCGACGACTGGAAGGGCCGCAGGTTCAGCAAGCCTATTGCCGCGTGGGCATCGGGCGTAACCGGCGAATCGGTGCGCGACACCACGCAAAGGCTTCTTGTTGGCCGTCCTGGCGAATACGGAACGGGGATGATCCCGGCGGATTGCATCGTCGGGGAGCCAAAAAGAGCGATGGGCGTTGCCGACTTGCTGGATAGCGTTTCCGTCAAGCACGCATCCGGCGGAAACAGTCGGCTTTATTTCAAGCGCTACGAGCAGGGCCGGGAAAAGTGGCAGGGCGAAACGCTGGATGTAGTGTGGTTTGACGAAGAGCCTCCGCAGGATATTTACACCGAAGGTCTGACCCGTACAAACGCAACTGGCGGAATGGTTTATCTGACATTTACCCCGCTGATGGGAATGTCTGACGTGGTGATGCGCTTTATCAGCGAGCGCAGCCCGGACCGGATCGTTATCACGATGACGATTGACGACGTGGATCACTACACGCCCGAAGAGCGGGAGCGGATTGTATCCAGCTATCCCGCTCATGAGCGTGAAGCGCGATCCAAAGGTATTCCAACGCTAGGCAGCGGGCGAATCTTCCCGATTGAAGAGTCCGCCATTTCCGTCAGCCCTTTCCCTATCCCAAGCCATTGGCCTCGAATCAACGGGATTGATTTTGGCTGGGATCACCCGACCGCCGCAGTTCAGTGCGCATGGGACCGGGATTCGGATTGCTGGTACGTGATCAAAGGCCATCGCGCAAAAGAAACGACCCCGCTATTGCACTCTGCCGCAATTAAGGCGTGGGGTCCGTGGGTGCCTGTTTCGTGGCCGCACGATGGATTGCAACACGACAAAGGCAGCGGTGAGCAGCTTGCCAAGCAATACGCAAACCACGGCCTGCTAATGCTCCGTGATCGCGCCACGTTTGACGATGGATCAAACGGGGTGGAGGCGGGGCTAATGGACATGCTTGATCGCATGCAGACGGGTCGATTCAAGGTCTTTAGCAACATGGGCGAGTGGTTTGAAGAGTTCCGCATGTACCACCGCAAAGACGGGAAGGTCGTGAAAGAGCGTGACGACCTCCTTTCGGCTACCCGATACGCGCTGATGATGAAGCGAAAAGCCGTGGTGAATATCCCCAAGAGAACGGTTTTCCAGCAATACGACGGCCCTAGAGATATGGAGATTGGCCTGTGACCATCTACGAACAAGACAATCAGGCCGACGAACCCGGCGCACTTGACCGGACGCGCCGCGATACTTTCCTGCTGTCCCTCATTGCCAAGCGCAAAGAAGCCATTGCTGGCCGTATTGCATCGGGCATTGAAACCGAATGGCAGGAGGACGAAGAGCACTATCAGGGCATTGACGACGCCAACCGCGCTTATGCCGCGTCCTCGAATAGCTACGCGAAACGATGGGCGACAACGGGGCGTGATGGGTCGAGCACGCAGCCGGGGCGCTCCGTCGTTTTTCTCAACATCACCCGGCCTTATGTCGATGCAGCTTCCGCCCGCGTGTCGGACATGCTGCTGCCGACTGACGACCGCTGTTGGCTACTCAAGCCGACTCCGATCCCGCGCCTGTCTCCAACGCAGATCGAGGCTTTCGGCGGGCAGGAAGCACTCGAAGCGTCAATTGAGCAGGCGAAACAATCCGCCAAGCTGATGCAGGACGAGATTGACGACTGCCTCGAAGAGAGTAATTGGCACGGCGAAATGCGCCACATGATTGAGGATTCGGCGCGAATTGGCTCCGGCGTGGTCAAAGGTCCGTTCCCACTCAAGCGGACGGCCAAAGTCTTTCGCGATATGGGCGGCGTGAAGGAGTTCGTAACCCTGAGCGAGATTAAGCCGGGGTCGAAGCGCATTGACCCGTGGAACTTCTTTCCTGACCCCTCGTGCGGCGAGTCAATCCATAACGGCTCTTACACGTGGGAGCGTGAGTATCTGTCGAGTCGCCAGGTGCGCGAGATGATCGACATGCCCGGCTATGACGCGCAGGAAATCATTGCCGCGCTCAAAGAGGGGCCGAAAGTCTCGCAATCCCGCCAAGCGTCGGACGGCAGCCAGCAAAAAGCCGAAGAGCAATTCGAGCTGTGGATTTTCTACGGCCAATGCGACGCGGACGATTTGCAGGCAGTGGGCGTCGAGACAGAGGACGAAACGCCCAAGGCGTCGGCAATGGCGGTGCTGCTGAACGACCGGATGGTGAAGGTCACGCTGAACGTCATGGACACGGGAGATTTCCCTTATGACGTGCTCGCATGGCAGCGTCGGCCCGGCATGCCGTGGGGTATGGGCGTAGCCCGCCAGGTTCGTACCCCGCAGCGAATGCTGAACGGTGCGTGCCGCGCAATGATGGACAACTCCGGCCTTGCGTCTTCTCCTCAGATTGTTATCGGCAACGGCATCACGCCCGCTGATGGCAATTACAACCTGCGCGGCGGCAAAACGTGGATGGCCGACCCCGACGTGGTGGATGTGCGTCAAGCCTTCTTTGCCTTCGTCCCGCCGTCCGTGCAAGCCGAGCTGATGAACATCATTCAATTCGCGCAGAAAGTCGCAGAGGACGTGACCGGCCTGCCGGCAATGCTTCAGGGGATTCGCGGTGACGCCCCTGAAACCCTTGGCGGGATGCAGATGCAGAACAACAACGCATCTGCGGTATTGCGCCGACTTGCCAAGCGGTTTGACGACTACATCACCTGCCCGCATATCCGGCGCTATTACGACTGGATGATGCAGCACTCCGAGCGTGACGACATCAAGGGCGATTTCAGCATTGACGTTCGGGCATCGAGCGCGCTAGTCGAACGCGACGCGCAGCAGCAATTCTTGATGACGCTATTGCAAGTCTCGGCCAATCCGGCTTACGAACTGGACCCGGCCAAACTGGCGACGGAATTGCTCAAGGGTCAGCGGCTTGACCCCAAATCCATCCAATACTCGCCGGACAAATTGGCGCAGATGCAGAACCAGTCCAACCCGGTCGAGCAGGCCAAGGCTGAATTGATCGCTGCGCAGACCCGCAAGACGGATGCAGAGGCGGTGAATAAGTCCGTCG